ACAAGTCCTCCACATGACGGAGAATCTGGTTCAGACCGTTAATCAGGGCCACATCGCGGAACGCGGGGGCGAACACGTTATAATTGCCGCCCTCGCCGCCCGCGTCCACGCCACGGAATAGCCGCCTGTTCAGCTGAGGGAGGCCCAGTTCCTTTGTTGCGGGATCTTCTTTTAGGGCCATCGGGTCAACGTCAATCGCCAGCTCGCCGCCCTCATACTCCCACAGCAGACGGGAATACTGGACATCCGCATCATGGATGGCATCAATAGCCCGTGCAAATGCAGAAACGCCCATCGGGGAATCCACATCAATGCAGTTTGCGGCAGCGACCTTATACCAGCCAAAAAGCTGGCCGTCTGCCTGTTTGATCTCTGCGGTAGGCTCCAGACTAGCCCAGCGCGGAACGCTGGACAGGGGAACTTCCGTGCCGATGTAATCACGCAGGGTAGACCTATATGCCTGCTGGGTGACGGTGACAGAATCACCATCCCGCACATGACGCTCCAGCCGGGTGTAATAGGTCTTGCCCTCGGTCAGCACATCGCGGAAAATAACGTCCGTGAGATCGCTGTTATCGCCGAAAGAAATCGGGTACAGGCTCCAGTCTGCGGTAAAATCAAAGTAGATATGACCGTCCTGCCCCGGATAGGGTTTAATGGTCATACCGCCCGCCGCCAGACCGATTTCCAGCTTCTCGCGCAGAATGTCGATCAGCTTTTCAAACTCGGCTTTCAGGTACTTGGAGCGTTCATTTTCGGGAGCCTCGCCGTTTTCGTCAGCCTCGCCACCCGTGATGTTCCATTTCATTTCCAGCACAATCTGACGGGCCAGAGTGCTGCAAATCTGAGATGCAAGGTTCAGGGATTTCACATCCGCGCCATCCTTGCCCTTGCGCCATGGAGCCATATTGCGATACAGGTCATACCAGTCATCCAGTGCCTGCGCCATCTCGGTAGAAAGCGGCGTTTCGATACTGGTAGCCTGTTCGATGCTCTTGTATGGGATCATGCGGTGAATCACCTGCCTTATCATCTGTAAAATACGGGAAAACATGACTTTCCTCCCTTAGTTGCCGCGCCGTTTCCACACGTTGTTGAGGGCATACCGCACACTATCAATCGCATGGTTATTGGCATCCGGGTAGCCGCTGATAATCTCATCATCGGAATTGCGCTCATACTCGTACTCGGAGAACTCTTTCGCCGATTCCGGGCATCGCACAGGGTCAATGACGATCTTTTTCAGCGATTGCAGCCATTTCATCGAGTAACGGACAGAATCGGGGCCTTTGATCGTGGGCCGCATACTCGCGCCGTAGCTCTTAAAATCGCCGATGCTCTTAGGCTCTGCACTATCCGCCGTGATAAGATCGGAATAGGTCACGCCCTTTTCGGTTTGCAGCATTTCCCACAGTTCCCGGTTAGGGGTTTTGCGGACACGCAACTCATCGAAAATGTACAGGGTCAACTGGGCAGGGTTGTAGCAGACCTTGCTCCAGTGCGCCGGATCAGGAAACCAGCCAAAGTCCAGCCCCTGATAGGTGTAGCTGAAATTCTCGATTTCCTCATCCGTGATCTCCCGCAGTTCGATGTTGGTGAACACCTCGCCGCCCGTACCTGTTGCCTCGCCCAGATACTCGTTGGCGTATGCTGTCGGATTGCTCCCTTTCAGGGCCTCGGCCTCAGAAATGAAAAAATCGCCCAGCCAGTCCGGGTGATACGACATCACCTCCAGATAGGTAGACGAATGAACAAGGGTATCCGGGCCGGGGTTAAGCACGGCCTGATTCATAAAGTTGGATCGCGTTTCCGGGGGGTTAAAAGATAGGAACGTCCAGAACCGGGAGCCGCCACGCAGGGCGGACTGCTGCACGGATCGGATTTCCTTCATGCCGGAGAACGTATCGCATTCCTCAAACCATGTAATGCCGATATAGCCTTTACTGGACTTGATGGATTTGACCTTTAGAGGGTCATCCAGACCACGAAACAGGATTTCTTGCCCGGTAGCCTTGCGCACGATTTTCAGCGGAGAAACGAACGCCTGAAACTCATCCGACAGACCCAGACGGTCAATGCCGGAAATGATCTGGTTATACACCGAATCGCGCAGCGTGTTCTGCTGCTTTCGGAGTACCAGCGCATTTACGTTTTCGTTTCCCGGTTCAACCATCACAAGCGGGATGACCGTACCACAGAAAGACGATTTGAGGGAACCACGCCCGCCTTTGAAAATGTAGCGGTTGTGTCGGTGATCCAGCACGTCAAGCAGAATACCGTCATAGTTCGGGGTCAAAACGTCCTCAATGTAGATGTCAGGCATCCGCACCACCGCTTTCATCGGCGGGCTTGTCACCGCGCATCAGATGAATCTTGATAGAGCCATCCACTGCCCCGGCGGAATCGGACGAACCGCCCTCGCCGTTCGTCTGCCCCAGAATATCCAGCAGCAGCCGCAGAACGCCGACATCGCCCTCTTTCGCTTTCTGGATGTACGGCAGCAAAATTTGCACCATAACGGTGGTATTGTTGCTGTCATTCAGTGCATCCTCCAGCGATTTCAGGTCATAGGACGTTTTACAGGCGTTGCCCTTGCCCTTTGTGGATCGGCTCGGCTTTGTGAGCAGTTCCAGCAGGGCCTCCCGAACCATCTTAGATTCTTTGCGCTTTGCGGCGGATGCTTTACCACCTCTGGACTGAATCTCACGGCGCACATCCGGGGGTAAATCCGCCAGATTTCGGAGGCCCGTGGTATTGCGCTTTGCTTTTTCTCCCACGTTCTGCACCTCGCTTTCTGGGGAAATAAAAAAGCACCCGACACATCACAGTGTCGAGTGCTAGTGCGCTATTGGATTTTACTTCTTGGGCTTTGCCGTGGCCTTTTTCGCGGTAACCTTGCCGCCTGCGACCTTAGCGTTAGCCTCGCTCATAGCCTTTACGAGAGCCTGTGCGCCCTCTTTGGTAAGAGCGACCTCTTTATACTCTTTTGCCATATTCGGCCTCCTTATGCGTTGCTCTGGCGGTAGACAAGGGCAGAACGGTCAATGACGTTGTGATAGTCATTGTAGTCAGACCGAATTACGTTATAGCCCATCGCCAGCGCGTAGATGCTGATATTGTCGCTAGTTACCCGGCGACCTACCGCCGCTACGAACTTCGGATGCTTGGTAGCCCATGCCGGAATCTGATTTTCCAGCGTGTTCTTAGAGATGACGTGCGCAGTTTTCGGATTGAGAACCGCGATAGCCGTTGCGCCATTCGCGTATCCCGTATTCCGACCACCGTTCTTGTCAAAGTATGTGCCAGAGCCGTACACATTGCCGCCGTGTTTACCGCCGACATAGTTCAGCTGGCTGTACTTCATCATCTGGGTGATCTGATCCGGGGACAGGCGAACATGGACATTGTTGATAGTGTAATCCGCACTACCAACGGAACGGGCCATCACATCCGACTGCGGGATGTTATTGGCTTTCATAAACTGGCTGAACTGGGTATCGTCCAGAACCGTAGGCATACCGTTTGCACCAGACGCATAGACAAACTTCTGCGTTGCATCCACGGCATCGTTCAAGTGGTTCGGCATATCAATGGTTTTAGACTGGTTCATCAGTGCTGCCAGCTGATCGTCTGTCATATTTGCCAGAGTGCCAGTGACATCAGGAATAGCCGGGGTGTTGTTCGCATCGGGAACCTGATTCTGGATGAGCTGTCCATTGCCCATGCCAGCACCGCCACCCGCTGCCGACTGAGGCGCGGCCTGTGTAGCAGTAGCGGGCTGCGGACTCTGTGCGCTTGCGGAATACTTGCTGCCTCTACCGCCCATAGCCTTAAACCTCCATTACTTTTTCTTCTTTGCCGGGGTGGACTTCTTTGCGCCGCCCGACTGCTGCGCGTTGATCTCCGCAACAGCCTTTTTCACGCTGTCCGGGAGAGGGCCGACAGAAATGCCGTAGCCATTGGAAGTCCAACGATCCACACCATGAGGGCCATTTGCCTTTGCTTTTGCCATGAGAATACCTCCTTTGTTTACTGCTTGCTGACCTCGACCACAATCTCGATCTGGGGCAAGTTCATATTACGGGAACCCTGCTGACGTGCAGAGTTGCCAGTATAGCGAACATCAACGATCTTCATGTTCTTGCTGCCACCGCTGGGAGCAAGAACGACCTCACCCAGCCGACCGCCGGGGCCATTGCCGGGCATCATAGCCTGAACATTGGCATTAGCCCGATAGCTGATCTTAACGGCGCGGGTATTGAACACCGACTGACTACTTGCCGGGGCATTCTTGAAGTCGTTGTAAGACGTGGACAGGAACTTGTTCTCACCGTAGGACATGCCCATCAGGGCTTTTTTCAGTGCCGCCGGGGAGAGCTTGGTATAGTCCGCGTTCTTAACGCCAGCCTGCTGCAACAGCCCGTTGACGAACTGGGGATGATCGTACCGGGTCAGATTCAGGTTATAGCCCAGATTGTGCATCGCCGCCATCATGTGCTGCTGCATATACTGCTGGTTTGCGGTCAACTTCTGACCGTTTGCCATGTTCCAGTTCATGTTCTGAGAGGGCGAATACAAGCTACCCGGCTCCGGCTGATCTGCCAGATAGTTGATCGTGGCAATCTGCTGGTCAATATTCAGATTCTGATTCTGGAAATACTGCTTGCCGTTGAACATCTGGTGATAGGTCTGGGTATCCGTGTCAGCGAATACAGAGCTGTTCAGCTGCGCCGCCTGTTGTGCCGTGGGCACGATATTGGGCGGATTGGTCTGCACCTGAAACTGTGCAGCGGGGCCGTTCAGCCCTCCACCACCGCCGCCAGCTGCACCGACAGAAACACCGCCGGACATCTGACTTTTGCTCCCTCTACCGCCCATTATAGCGTCCTCCCTTTGCATCGTCAAACTTTTTCTTTCGCCGCTTTCTGCTTTGCGGCTATCCGCTTTTTCAGCTCGTGCTGGAATGCGGGAACCGGGCACACGTTTGACCGCCATTTCAGGGCATCCGGCACATCGCCATAAAAGATGACCTTGCTAGGTTCCAAACGTCTTTCCATCTCCCGATAGCCGGACATGAACAATTCCGCGCATTCCGGGTCTGCCTGCGTACCGACAGATGACACAATGACATCGCCGCCGACAGGCTCACCATCAAAGCACCACTCATAACTGTCCGGCGTACTCCATGCAATAGTCGGGATGACGGTAATGCCGTGATCCTGCCAGTAGCGGCCTAGCCAGTGCTTGCGGTAATGGTTGTATATCTGGATGGCTTTGGGGAAATCCGTGTACATGGAAAAGTCCGGGGTTGCAACGCAACGGAACCCGGACAGCATTGACAAATAGACATCCGGCGCAGTCCACAGACGGTTAAACTGGTAATCGTCAATGAAAAAGTGGACACTGTGCGCGGGTCTGTCCTCTACATCGCAGCCCTTGGCATAGTTAAAGCCTATCCACGTTTCTGCATCACAGTGGACAGGCTCAAGCTCTGGTATGCCAAACTCACCGACACCGGGATAGATGCAGCGGTTCAGGTTTTCGTAGTTGCGCGTTTGCCGATAGCTTTCAGACATAGTACCTCAACAACAGAAAAACCGCTGCCCGGTCAAAGGTAGCGGTTTTCCCGAAAGGAGTGATTCATCCCATGAGCAAAGAATCCCATGTACACGTTCAGCGCAGCCCCATGCTCTACGCTGAATCGCAGTTTAATTATAACACAGGTATGCGTGGGAATGTTGGGAACTTTTGGACAAAAATGGTCAACTTTCGGACTTTTCCGGGTTTTCGTCCAGATAGCGGGTCACTTTCTTGCGCACACCGCTGCCCGTGTACACACCGGGGAGCTGCCCGGCCACTGCCTCCCACGTCATGCAGTCCAGAAACTTGCAACGGAAAATCTGCCGGATAAAGCTGTCTGGGATGTCATTGATGTACTGCGTCAGCCGCTCGCGCTCATGCTCGCACTTGTGCTGCATCTCGACAATCTGGGCATACAGGTCAGCGCATTCGATAGCCCCCGCCTCCACCTTGCCCGCGCCCGTGCCGCCGCCTTTGGGCATCCCGGACAGGTCAGGGCTTGACGGTGATCCAGTCCGTTCCTCGATGTCAGCAGCCCGCCTTTGCAAGTCCGCAATTTCACGATTCAGCCAAAACAACTGCGATAACTCTTTGATGGTCATTGTACCGCCTCCCTTGCGCTCTTGACCTTGACCTTTAGCGCGGACAACAAGCTATCCTGCGCGTCCTCTTTTCGATCCAGCGCCCGGATGACATCTTCATCCACGCCGCCCTGAACAATCAGATTGTGAATGATACACGGCTCTGTCTGCCCCTGCCGATGCAGCCGCTTATTGGCCTGCTGGTATTGCTCCAGTGCCCACGTCAGACTGAACCAGATGACGTGATGCCCGCCTGCCTGCAAATTAAGCCCGTAGGCACAGCTTGCCGGATGAGCAAGTAAAATATCGACCTCGCCAGCATTCCACGCCTGCGCGTCCTCTGCGCCACCGTAGACGCGCACCCGCAGCCCGGTGGACTTTAGCGCGGTCTGTAAACGGTCTGCATCATGCTTGAATCCGTAGAATACAAGCGCGTGTTGCCCGCCCAGCTGCTCCACGACTTCCAGAAAGGCAGCAATCTTGCAGCCATGGACGATCTGCACATCGCCGTTCTCATCGTAGACGGCCCCGTTGCACAGCTGCAACAGCTTGCCCGTCAGAACGCCAGCACTCCCGGCGGTAATCACGCCGTCCTCGACTTCCAACAGGGCATCCCGTTCCAGCCTGTCATACGCCTGTTTTGCGGCCTTATCCAACACCACGGGGATGTTATCGGTGATACAGTCAGGCAGTGACAGGTAATCAGCGGCTTTCATGCTGATACAAATATCGGACAGCTGCCGATAGATGTCCTCCTGTGCGCCCACCTTGGGCCGATACGAAAAAATCTGCGTCCGGCTCCGCTTGTCCGGGGTGAAATATATCTCCCGGTATGCGGTAATCGTGCGGCCCAGCCGCTGCCCACCGTCCAACAGGTAAATCTGCGCCCACAAATCCATCAGGCCGTTGGATGTTGGCGTACCCGTCAGCTCGACAAGGCGGTGAATCTTAGGCCGGACAGTCTTTAGGGCACGGAACCGATGGGAACGGGGATTCTTAAAGCTGCTGCTTTCATCCAGTACGACCATATCAAACGGCCATGCCCGCCCGCACTCCTGCACCAGCCATGGAATGTTTTCTCGGTTGATGACGTAGACATCTGCCTGTGTAGCCAGCACCCGCCGCCGATGAGCCTCCGTGCCCAGCACCTCGACCACCCGCAGCCCTTGGGTCTGTTCCCACGTTGCGGCTTCATTCTGCCATGTGGCTTCTGCTACCTTCTTCGGGGCCACCACCAGAACGCGATTCACGGCCCAGCAGTCGAACTTTAGGCAGCGGATAGCCATGAGGGTTATAGCGGTCTTGCCCAGCCCCATATCGAGGAACAGGCCCACCGCAGGGGATTCCACAATGCGGTTGATGCAATACTGCTGATACGGATGCGGGGTGAACGTCTTACACGTCATCGGGGCTGTCCTCCGTCATCTTGAAGAAATCCTGATCCATGAGGTAGCGGCAATAGTCTGCCGCCTGTCTGATCTTCTCCGGGCTGTCCACTCCAGAGAACACAGTAAACCCGGCATCCCGGATTTTCTGCTGCACATACTCCTGTCTTGCCCGCTCACGCTTGCCCGGCTGCTTGAGTTCCACGAACACGGTATGCCCGCCGGGTAACAGGATGACCCGATCTGGTACACCGCTCATGCCGGGGCTTTCAAACTTTAGGCACATGATCCTGTCCTCCAGCTCCTCGACAGTCCGCTTTAACTGCCGCTCGATAGAGCTTTCCAGCTTGACCACGCCGCCCTTTGCTTTTTGGTTCTGCACTTCTTGGCCTCCCATCTGTATTCCGGCCAAACGTCCTAACACTCGCGCGTGCGCGTGTATAGACATATAGAATTAGGCGTATTAGGTATTAACGATTTTCCCTAATTGCCTATTTTTTCTAAAGTTTAACGGAATATGTTAGAATGTTAGAAACTTAGATTTTGACGATGAAACAGCAAAAAATGGCTAACATCTGCATCTAACATTTTTGTTAGGTGTTAGAACACGCCCTAACGGTTTTGTTAGAATGTTAGGCAGATGTTAGGTTTTTTGTTAGATAAAATTTCTGCTCTTATTCGGGCTTCACTTCAACGAATCCGCGCTGTGTACCGTAGGGGCCACACCAGAGAACTTTTTCACTCCGCCGCCATTCCGGGAGAGTGTTCAACACCGCGTTGATCTCCCGAACATCCCCCGGTTTACAGTCTTTCGCCGCGCCGTTGAACAGCTCGCACCAAATCTCCAGCGCACAGATTCTGTCGCGCTTAATCATCGTGTAGCTTCCCCTGTCACCGCCAGCCCAGAAATCTCTACGCCGGGAGAGATCGCGTTTTGCCCAGTCATCCGGCACTTCTTTTGCAAGGAAATCCCGGATCAGGCCCTCTTTCGGAGAGGTTTCACGGTGTGCCTCCTGCACGGCACGGGCTGTAAACTCAATCTCGCCGGACAGATACAGGCTTTCGCCGCACTTCCAGCGCATCTTAGCTTCTGCCCAGACCTGTGCAATCACATCATCCGTGAGGTCAGACCATACCTTTTTCTCGGTATCGTGGCATCCCACGTTGACAGGCCAGAAACGGCGGTTTCCTGTGGTATCCCGGAGAAAGGTAGTTTCGTTGCACGTTCCGAAAAACACGCATCGCCGGGGCAGCTCCTGCACGTTCCGGCCATACGCGGCGCGGTAGCGGTCAGCCCGCAGGCTGAGGAACTGTTTGACGCGGGAAACGTCCGACAGGCGGAACGCATCCAGTTCGGCCACTTCCACCAGCCAGACACCCGGCAGCAGTTCAGAGGCATCCTTGCCCTCAAAGGTGCGGATGCTGTCATTGAACCAGCCATGCGACATCTTATCAAGCAGCGTGGACTTGCCCAGACCCTGCGCCCCGCACAGGATGAGCATATTGTCGAACTTGGTTCCCGGCTCATAGCACCGGGCCACCGCTGCCGTGAACATCTTGCGGGTGACAGCGGCGGTATACGGGCTATCCTCTGCGCCCAGATAATCCACCAGCAGCGTATCCAGCCGGGGCACTCCATCCCATTCCAGCGGGTCAAGATACTGCTGAACCTCGTTGAATGCGTGGGTAGCGGCGTGGATGTCAAGCGCGGCATCAATGGCGGCGCGTCCCGTGATCTGGTAGAGCTTTTCCAGCGTCCAGTACATACCATTGGAATCCGTATCGCTCCACATCCGCCGCTTGCGGTCAGCGTTCCACGGCAGAGCCGCCAGCACCTCACCGCGCCCGGAAAAGCTGTTCAGGGCAAAGCGGCCTTTGAATCGGATGTCATTCTCCAGAATGATAAGCGCATTGTCGATGGTAGACTTGACCATGCCGGAATCCTTGCGGGCCAGTTTCGTGAGCCACGTCTTATCCGCTGCTTCCAGCTCTGCATCCGTGGGCTGCGCGGGGCCTAACGTGCCCTGCGCCGGGAGATTGACAACAATACCCTCCGGGGGCTGCACGGTCACAAAGTCCTTTGCAGCCGCGTCATAGGCTTCAACGGCCAGCCTGTCCGCCACTGCCTTATCCGCGTGGGCCAGCTGGGTCATCGCGGTATAAGAGGGCAGACGGTTCACCGGGGTATCCTCGGCGGCGTTATCGTCCTGATCGCCGAACTTGTGCAAGCGTACCAGATCGAATGCGTTCACCAGCTTGCTGCTGCACGGGTCAGTTGCGTGATGGCTGTACAGGAACTTGCCATTGTCGTAGACCACCGCGCCGCCCGCAGTGCTGCCTCCCGTGTAGGTGAACCGCACTCCGTCACCGTCCACCGGATCATAGATGCCCGGCAGAAACGTGGACATGGCACTGTAAATGTCATACGTCCGGCAGAATGCGCCCACGATGCCCTTTTTGCTTTCGGGATCGCCCTGTTTCGTTGCCAGCACTTGCAGATTGGGAGCCGCGCCCGGTACTTGCGGCCAGCTGGAAATCGCTTTCCAGTCCGCGTATGTACCCAGCACCATATCCGCCGATGCCAGCGGGCTGGTAGCCAGTCCAGTATGATACACATACTCAGCATCCGCGCTGCAACTGGGCCAGTACATCAGGCGTTCCGGCTGGAAAGTAGTCGGGTCTGCGTACTGGATGCCGATATAGCTTGCCAGCCGCCGTGCGATAGGCTCGTACTCATCGGGGCTGACACTGCGATCCAGAGGGATCACCACGCGCAGCCGGGGCTTGTTTGCACAGTGCTTGCGGGTACTGTATACACAGTAGCTGACCATCATCTTGTCACACGCCGCGATGATGTCATCCGTTTTCCATCCGGGGATGTTATCGAAATCCAGCGTAACGACATCCCTAAACTGCACCGCGCTGGCCTTGCGCCGCCCACCGATGAGCGCACCACCGACAAAGCCGCCCACATCTTTCAGGTCAGACTGTTGAGCCTTGGACATGGCGCAATAGGCCGCGAATGATTCATTTGTGCGCATCGGCTGCTGTAACCGCTGGTATAGTTCCGACACGCTCAGGAGTTGCTGTTTCCATTGGGTATCCCGCCGACTTGCGCCGACAGAGATTGTGATTTGTCTATCCATATTGCACCTCAGCCCTCCCGCCAGTAGGCGGGTAACGGCTTATTTGAAGATTTTGCCCGTAGCCTTATCACGCAGGGCAATCCGACCCACTACCTCGAATCCGGCGAAATCGGTCATGGTTTTGATGCAGTGGATCAAGCTGGAGATGGTCTGCATCTGCTTGGCCTCCTGCTGCACGACAGGCTGCATACCGTAGTAGGCCGTGGGATCGGGATACCCGGACGCATTGGATAAAGGGTTCTTGGGGTTCATTTCTTCTGTTCCTCCGTTCGCTTTTTAGGGGCTTTCGGGGCACTGGAACCTTTGCCTTTGCTGGGCTGCAACGGGGAAAAATCGACTTCTGCGGTCTTTTTGACGTGTACACCGTGATCCTGCAAGTGCTGGTAAAACACATATTCCGCCAGATCGTCCTCTTGATAATGGGCGTACTTGTCCTTTACCAGACTGAGCATCGCGGCGACACGGTTCACGGTCTTAGGCGACAGCCCGCATTCCAGCATCGCAACAAATACAAGATACTGGGAACGAATGGCGATGGCCTCTTTCTGTTGATCCGCCAGTCGTGTAGCTGTCCTGACCGCGACATCCGTGATGATCTTTTTCTGCTGACACGTCAGCCCATCATAATGCGCTTTCATGGGTAAATCCTCCCTTGTTGCTTAGGTTTTGGCGTTTTTCAGGGCCTCGCGCTCATCCATCAGGATTTTGCCCAGCCAGTTCTGGCCGGGGGTCTTGGCGCACACAGGGCAGATACAATCACCGAAAAAGTTATCATGCCAGTAGTTGCCCTCAATCAGCTCTGCGTCACCCGTAGCGATCAGCTGCAACGCCAGCTCCGGGTGGCTGCTAAACTTGGAGTGAACGACATCCCGCATCACGTCCACGCGCATCTCATCCCAGCCCGGACGCACCTTGACCATGCGCCCCCGCCGCTTGGCGGGGCCAGCATCCAGCGCGGTGAACTGCTCTCGGTCTGCGGGGTTCTCGCACTTCTGAGCCTGATATGCGGCCTCTGCGTTCTTATAGGCGTTCACCGTGCAGGGGTAAAAGTTGCTCAGGAAAGCGTACTCTTTATCGAAACTGATAATCTGGTTCATTTGTTCTTGCCTTCTTTCTTTTTGAAGAAATCCGTCAGACGCTCATGCCAGCGTTTGACTTTACGCTCACGGATAGCGCCGTACTGGTCAACATCGAAATAGATGCGGGAAAGCTCAACGAGGCAATTCAGAACATCCGCCGCTTCTTCCGCCAAATTTGCGCGGGCCTCTGCCTCTGTAACGGGTGTAGGGTTCTCCCCGCGCAGCCGCCGGGCCTCTTTCAAAGCGGCTTTTCCCAGTTCCGCACATTCCTCGCCCAGCTGTTCAAGCAGCGCAGGAGTTCCGATCTTGGTGGCAATGGGTGGCGTGTCATTCTGACTGCGCCAGATGTCCTTTTCAAATTCCAGCATGGTAGCCCCTCCTTAACGGATGCCAATAGAAATCTGGGCAGCGGCAGCGGCTACGGCAATGGCGGCGTATACCACCTTTGCATCTGCCTTACGCTCACCGATGCACAGAATCAGGAACAGAACGGTAACGAGGGTATAAAAGATAAAGCAAAACAGAGCCATAATTATTCCTCCTTAGCCATCAGGTCAACGCCACAGATGGGGCAAATTTTGCCGTCAGTGACTTTCACGCCACAGTTCGGGCAACGAAGCCTCACACGGGTATCCACGCCCTCGGTATCTGCGGTACTCTCTGCGCTTTCCAGATTCTTCGTGGCCTGCGCAAAGTAGCTGTCTTTCAATTCGATGCCCAGACCGCGCCGCCCCATCAAGACAGCCTGATACGGTACAGAGCCGATGCCAGCGAACGGATCAAGCACGATGTCGCCGGGATTCGTCCACAGGTCGATGCAACGCTCGATCACATCCAGCTGCAACGGGCAGATGTGCTTTTCGTCCTTTTCATCGCGGGCACTCTTGCGCTGCAAGGTGTTGGACTGCCGCACATCCATCCAGACCGGGGATGCGTATTTCTGCCACACGTCCACCGGGAATGATTCATGGTCATGCGGAATCGGTTCGGGATTCTCGCCGGGCTTGCGGAACGTCACCACATAATCCGGCAGACCCTGCCGCGACATCGAAGAATCTTTGCGAATCTGCTTGTGTAGCAGCCCCAGTGCTTTCGTGCGCTGCATCTCGGTGACTGGGTTTTTCCAGATGCACACCTCCGAATGGAAGATGAATCCGTACTCGGTCATCTCCCGGATGATGTCACCGCGAAAATCCTTGATGCCGATAAAGCCATCACGGGATTTCATGGCAGGCAGATTCATGCAGTGGATGGATACCAGTCGCCCCGGCATGATAACGCGGTACAGTTCCGCGATCAGATAGCCGAAATGCTGCTGGAACTCGCCGCCATCGCTGCTGTTACCCATATCCCGGTCAGAGTTGGAGTAGGTGTACAGGCTGGCAAAAGGCGGCGAAAAGATGGAGTAGTGGATGCTGTTATCCGGGATGCCGCGCAGGGTTTCCACGCAATCTCCCTGATACAGTGCCCACCGCTGCTGCTTGTCGATAAGCTGGTTAAGCACATTCATGGTTAAATTCCTCCCATGCGGGCAGCTGCATAGCTGTCTGCGGTTCGTAGGGCGTAGTCAGGCGGCAAGTGCTTTGCAGCTCCTTTTTGACGATCTCGCGGGTCTGTTCGCCCATCGCGGTGCGCATCTTATCGCAGTCAGCTTGTTTGCGCTCGATATTCGCCTTTACCGCGCCCTCTTTGGCACTGATAATAATGTAGACATCCACCGGGTTCTGCTGCCCGAAACGCCAGCAGCGGCGTACAGCTTGATAATACTGCTCGTAGCTGTCGGACAGCCCGGTGAAGATCATCTTGTGGCACAGCTGCCAGTTCATGCCGAATCCGGCGATGCTGGGCTTAGTCACCATTACCCGGTTAAAGCCCATCGAAAAGCCCACCATGCGATTGGACTTCAACAGCCCGGAATCGCTGCCCTTGACCTCTACGGAATCCGGGATGTACTGGTGCAGCATATCGCTTTCTGCATTCAGGTCGCACCATACAAGCCACTGATCCGCCGGGTCATCGTTGACCAGCTGGGCGGCAGCGGCGCACCGGGCCTCCAGCGTGTCCTTGCGGGCCTGTCTGCGCTGGGTCAGGGTCATGCTCTCAGTGATAGGCTCGTCACCGTCCACGATGATCTCATGGATGTTCAGCGGCGGCAGATCGTAACCAGACAGGCTATAACCAAGGTCTGAGGGACTGTTCATCACGACAGCCCAGCTACCCAACCACTGCCAGAAAACGTCCTCAGCATGGCCCTTCAGCCGCCATTTAGAGGTCTGCCCGCCATCATGCACAAAGAACATGGACAGCATCTCCGAGTAGGACATGATGCCAAGGAACTCTGCATGATTGCCCAGCTCCATGAAGTCGTTCGGCGCAGGTGTAGCCGTACACGCCAGCCGGAACGGAGTATCACAGAACATATCAATGATCTGGTTTCGCACCTTGCCTGTAAACGATTTCAGGATGGATGATTCATCCAGTACCACGGCGGAGAACCGCTGCCCCTTGAACTTGTCCAGCTTCTCATAGTTGGTGATATTGATGCCGGGTTGCAGCTGATCCGCATTCTCGCAGATCGTAACGGGGATGCCGAACCGCTTGCCCTCCATGAGCGTTTGCGGGGCAACGGCAAGAGGGGCCACAATCAGGGCCATCCCGCCGCGATCCTCGCAGGCACGGTGCGCAAACTCCAGCTGTATCAGGGTCTTGCCCAGACCGCAATCCGCAAAGATAGCGGCGCGGCCTTTGGCAAGTGCCCAATGAACAATATCCCGCTGAAAGCTGTACAGATTCGGATTCAGGTCATCCACGGATACCGTGATGCTGTCCGTATGCACAGCCCTTTCAGACTTGTGCTGTACAAAGTCGAGATAGTTTTCCATGCGATCCTCCGTTTTACAGGTCGAAAATCAGCTCATCGACAGGTTCAACGGAATCCACGTTCAGCTCCTTATAGGCGGCAGGGTCATCATCCAAGAATGCTTCTTTTGCTTCTTCCTCGCTGTTCGCGTAGTCAGAAGAAATATAAGCCACGCCAGAAAACGTGATCTTATAGCCATCAAAGTCCTTTGCGTATTTAGGCATCGTTACTTCCTCCTTGTCTTTTTGTAGACCGCTTTTGTTTCAAACTCAATGTGACCAGCAGAAAACATAGAGGTTTCATTTACTCGTCTGTTTATCTCGGCCACCAGCTCCTCATCCGTAAATTTGCGGATGTCATGCTCAAAGCGGCGGTAATACTCATCATCGGGCAGATGCTCGACATAGCTGCCGTAATCCGCGCTGTCCCTTTCCGATTCCAAGAACATCATCTGCGCTTGAATCCGGGGCCAGATACGGTTAGAGAAATACAGGGTTTCTGCGGTCGTTACCCCGTATGTATTCGTGACGGCATCCACGAACACACCGCGCTTTCCGTGTTGCACACGGGAGATTTTGAGAATACTTACCTCAAAAATATCCATGCGTTAGTCCTTTTTGAAGAACGTACCTACCCATCCATCGGCGTTGAGGGGCAAGCCCTGCGCCCACGGGATAGGCTGCGTCATAAGATGGGTGACATGATCCAGCATCTCATCCGGCGTACCGAATGCGGGGCAGTCGATCACGCACTCATCGTGGATGTGGAAAATAACGGGCAGGCCCGCCGCCTCCAGATGTTCAATGGCAAGGGCCAGAGCATCACGGGCAATGGCTTGCACGATGTTTTCCGTCAGCTTTCCGCCATAGGTTTCCACCCGCTGCCATTTCTTCGTCATCTGGTTCTGCCCCATGTAGTTGATGGACGCAGAGCCGAAACGGTTCACGCCCACTTGCGGATTAACGTAGTACAGTTTCCGAGTGGACGGGAGCTGAATAGTCAGCAGGGATACGTTTTGCAGCGGGTCATATTCACGGGCAAAAGTAACACCGTTGACCGTTCTTGCACCACCAGCAGAAACAACGTGCATCACAGCATCGTCAATCTTGTACCACAGCTGGGCAATCTTCTTGTTTGCAGACCGCCAGCGGGTGACAATATCGGGCAGTTCTTCCTCATGCAGGCCCATTTTTAAAGCACCCATGTTGATAAGGGCATTCGGCCCGCCGTTGTAACCGAGGGCCAGTTCTGCCACCTTACCTTTTGCGCGGAGCGCATATTCCGGGTTTCCCTTTTTGATACGCTCAATAGGCACATTGAACATCTGAGATGCGGATGCCTCATAGATTTTGCCGTGAGTGCGAAAAACGTCAAGCCGCCATTCCTCACCAGCCAGCCAAGAGATGACACGCGCCTCGATTGCAGAGAAGTCTGCGTCGATCAGCACGTTCCCCGGTGTAGCTATGAACGCTGTGCGAATCAGCTGCGACAGTGTATCGGGAACACTCCCGAAAATCATGCCCAGACCATCCGCTGACCGCTGCTTGACCAGATTTCGTGCGGGATCGAGTAGCGAGATATATGTACGGGGGAGATTCTGCACCTGAACTAGACGGCCAGCCCATCGCCCGGTACGGTTCGCACCGTAGAACTGCAACAGGCCCCGGACACGCCCATCAGAGCAAACACACATCTCCAGCGCGTTATACTTCTTCGTGGATGTCTTGCCCAGCTCCTGCCGGATTTCCAGCATACGGGCCACGGATGCGCTGTTACCCTCACGGGATAACAGGGTATTCACGGTATCCTTGCGCAGATTGTCCACGCCGATGCTGTCATCCTGTTCGTTGAGCCATGCGGTCAGCTGCGCAACGCTGTTCGGATTGTTCAAGCCCGAAATGCTCTGCGCCTCTGCAACAAAGCGGTCATGCACGGTCTGGGCAATGTTCAACGCGCCCTCAACCAGCTGCATATCCACGGCCACGCCGCGCTGATTGATGCGCAGATCAGTTTCCCACTGTTTCTGCACCGCGTCAGGCACGGGCACATTAGACAGGCGGCGTTCAATCTCCATTTCCGTTACAACGTCCTGCAAGTTGTAATCCTTGAACAATGCCCACTTATCAGGATCGTGGTAGTAATAGTTTCTGGTGCGCCCGCCATTGGCCTTAGAGGGCTTGCAAGGCACACAGAAATAACGGATAAGGGCTTTGCCCGTTGCCAGCTTGCGCTTGTCCTCTGGCAAGCCTAACGCCGCGCCTGTGATGCCCAGACCGGCGGTATAACCACAGTACAGACCATGCAGCATGGTATCACGCCATTGGGCGGGAATCTGCTGACCGTAGACCTTAGACAAACACCCGAACTCAAACGCCGCGTTATATGCGTGTTTAATATAGTCCGGGTCAAACAATGCGCTGATAAGCCAAGGGGGAGGCTGCTCCCCGCTGGCCATATCAACGCACTGCACCTGTCCGCCATCCACGGAGTATGCAAATAGCAGAATCTCAAAATCGGGGGAATCGATGTATCGCCACGCCCCAGCCTTGTTGATAGGAACGCTGGAGAATGTTTCGAGGTCGATAGAAAGATGGTGCATTGATTGCCTCCCGCCGCTTTACTGGATCGGTTCGCCGGTAATGGGGTTGACGTTTACCGCCTGCGGATAGGGAGTGTAACCCTGCACGGCAGGCTGGGCAACGGGCTGAGGCTGCGCCACAGGAGCGGCAACGGGAGCCGGAGCAGCAACAGGAGCCATGCCCGGTGTAGCCGCTGCGCCCATAGTAACCTGTCCGGCGACATTTGCCGGGGGAGCCTCGATACCAGCAAAATCATCCTCAGCGGATGCACGGCCAGCCAGAACCTCACCATCGCGGGTCTTGAGGACGTTGTTCAGACCACAGCACATCTTGTTACCGCCCTTGTTCGTGCCAAAGAAGCGGATAGTCACCTGACCATACATACCGCTGTAAATCTCCTGCGGCTGGGCGGGAACCTTGCTCCATGTGCCATTGGCGAACAGCCAGCGGATGACCTGCGGCTGCTGTGCGCTGGATGCGCCCAGAACGTAGCAGCCCTTAGCCTCCGGGCCGTAGGGCTTGCCGGACTGGTTCACGCCGTCACCGTCATGCAGGACGGAGAACAGCGCAGTTTCCGGCAGGCAGAAACCGCCCCACTGGGAAGATGCAGCGGTCTGAGCTGCGGCGCGGATAGCTGCCTTGATCTGCTCCACCAGTGCAGTATTGGTCTTGGGAATCAGCAGCGACACGCTGAACTTAGGCGTTGCGCCGGGGGTAGAGGGGCTGGCATACGCCTCATTGATGTGGACGTAGGACAGGCGGACTTCATCAGTCAGAACCTTACAAGGATCATTCTGGAACATACTAGCTAACCTCCTAAAAAGTAGTAGTCTGGAAATTCCTTTCGGAAATCATTGTAAATTGAGCGGCGTTTTACGATCCGCTCATACGTTTTCTTGGTTTTCTGGATGTCACGGTAAAGGTCATCGTTTTGAGCATTTGCAATGGCCTTTTCAACACCATGCAGATTATCGGTATCCCGGTAGCAGTGTTCATAGATGCGCTCGGCCTCTTTCCACTGCTCCTTTGTGCGGACTTGCTCATCCGGGAACCAGAGATCAAGACAAGAGATCGCCTGCCTGTTATCCCATGCGTTCTTGAACATCAGGCGAATCAACTTCGTATACTTATCTTGTGTAACGGTATGAATCACCTTTGCAAAATCACCACAATACGAAAAGTTGATGCCGTGGAACCAGTCAACGCATGAAAACGACAGGGCATCAATCTTCATGCTTTACACCCGCAAAGTCTGCTTCGGCCGAACTGTATGCGGGCCGCTTATCACTCTCTTTTGCCAGTGTAGGCGCACCCATCGGCCTCACGATCTGATCCTCCAGCAGTTCGCCAAAGTGCTTCTTGCCGATGACCTTTTCCAATTCGGAGAGGCTTTTCGGCTTATAATCGTAGATCAGAGCGCGGTCAATGCCGCTGTCCAGCAGCGTTTTGATGGCGGTATCCGTGTCAGCAAAAGAACGGACACTGCGACCAGCAACACACTTATAGCCCTTGATGGGATGACCCTGCATCAACCGATCCAGCGCATAGTCCTTGATGGAACCGTACCAGTGGATGAGGTTTTCGCCCACGGTCAGCAGATCACCGATTTCATCATCGGACAGGATGGGCGGCAGACCCAGCATCTTACGACCAGCCGGATCAGCGCATTCACCAGCCGGAATCTGACCGACAGGAACGCAATCCTTAAACTCAGCCAGTGCAGTGTTCTGTTCGGCACGGGCACGACACTGGGCCTTGCCACGGCAGAACCGACACCAATCACCGGGATTAAACTGCGCACCGTTGCCCGTAAAAGCGGCCTGTGCTGCGGGCTGTACGATTTTTCGGCCCCATTCATACAGAGCCTCGACAGTCGTTTCATAGGGGTGAACATCCTCAGTGATACGGGGCTGAACGATGGTCATGCGAACACGCTTGATTGTGTCACCGTACATCGCTTTATACTTTTCCACCGCACCGATGGCGTACAGCTTCATCTGCGGATTTTCCACGGGAGAAACGGGAACGCCCTTTCCGTGCTTGTAATCGGTGATGTCGATGATGTCATCACCAATCATCACATTATCACAAGTGCCGAAACCGTCCGGCACAAATACAGAAAAGTCAACGTGTACCTCGCTTGCCGTGTACGGCATCACAGAATAGCCATTCGCCTTTTCCATGAGGTGATCCGCGTAGAACTCAGCACAGTGGAGCATCTCGTCAGCGTAGTAGGGCTTGCCCTGCAACTTTTTGAGGGCATTGTTGAATTTCTTCTTATCCAACTGCCCAAACTTGTACCGGGCATACAGTTCACAAAATTCGTGAGCCAGTGTGCCTTCCTCGGCAAAACTGCTGGTGCTGCTGGGGAAATTCAACTCAAAACGCGGAGCGGCGGTGCAATTCAGCCAGCGATGGGCTGAACTGCTGGAGCAGAGAGCGTGTTTACTCGGTGTAGGCATATCCATCCGCCTCCCTTAGTCGAACTTACCGCCCAGAGCGATGAGCTTTTCAGCGACCACGGGATACTGCTCAGGACGCAGCTGAGGAATTGCCATAACGCCCATCTCGTTCAAGATCGCGGACAGCTGCGGCATCATGCCCTTGTCCAGCAGTGCCGCGCCGACCTTGGCGATGTCCTGCATGGTGTACTGGCGGGGCTGAGGCTGCTCAGTAACAAGGGAACCCGTAGTAACAGGGGGGACAGTCTGCGAAACGGATGTGACAGGTGCGGCAGTCACCGACTGCTGAACAGCCGGGATAGGGTTTGCCACGGGAGCCGGAGCGGGTGCAACGGGCTGCTGGACTACGGGAGCCTGTGCAGCCGGGATAGGATTTGCCACAGGCTGCTGCGCTACGGAAGCAACAGGGGCCTCAGATGCGGGGGTAAGCGGCGGAACGGGTGCAGGGCCGGGAACAGTGTGCGGCGGCTCAACGGGGGCCGTAGCCGGGGTATCGGGATTCTGTACGCCGGGAGCCTCGACCTGTGCAGGAACGTCCTCAGCAACGGGCTTATCGCTCTTACGGCGGCGGGTCTGCTTCACCACCTTGTCAGCGACATCGGCGGCGTTGATGACGGGCTGAACCTTGATCTCGCCAAAGTTAGAAACAGCGGTAGCCAGATTGTTCACGGCAGCGGCCAGTTCGGGGGCCTCAATGAGAATCTTAATCTCCATAGTGATTTACTCCTTTTCTTTCACGTTCGGCTTTCCACGCCTGATACCGGGCCTCGTTCTGAGGGTCAGCGTAGAACGCCTTTGCAGACTGCAAAACGGTAGCGGCCAGCAGATTAACTTCTGCCTGGGGGATCAGCTTCGGAATGATCTTCATGGTTTGCTTCTTCCTCTCTGACTTTTTCCTCCAGACGATCCAGAGCCGCGAAAATGTGCGTCTTGGTTTTTTCAGAACAATCGTGACCGTTCAGCACACGCGACAGATACGTCGGAGAGAAGTCACAGGCAGCAGCCAGATCATCAATCTTGATCTGTGCCACATGGCAACGACCCTTAACCTCGCCAGTCCATGCCTCAAGCATGGCTATCACCTCGCTTTCTTTCCTGTTTTTTCTATAATTCAGTTGAATTTTCTGCTCTTTTGCGCTATAATCGAGTCACCACAACACAATTTAATAGCACAAAACAAAACTCAGGAAATGGGGATTTCCGATGGGTCTTGTTCCGTTTTGAGCATTTTTCTGAACTACAACTCTATTATATTCATTTTTCTGCTCATGTCAATACTAATTGAGCGGAAAACTAAACAGAGCTGCTCTTTACGGCCTTGTGCGGAAAACTGAACAGGAGGGCACATGGCTTTTTTCGACAGGTATAAGGCTTGCTGTGATGAAATGGGTGTAAGCACACATTCGGAATCGCTGGCCAATCTTTGGGGTGTTTCAAGAGGTTCTATTAGCGGATGGAAGAAAAACGGAATCGCACCGAAACAGACCGAACTGGTAAAGATTGCGGATTATTTTCATGTATCCACCGATTATCTGTTAGAGCGCACCGATGATAAAACTGATTACAGCAAAGGCGTACCAGATCAAGCAAAAACTGATTCCAATGAGGATCAGACTGGAATCAAGATTATAGATATGTATTTAAGCCTCGATGACGAAGATCGGAAAAAGGCGGAATCCTTTATGGACTATCTGCTGTCAAATGAAAAGTATCGGGTGGTGCAGCACACACAGGCGGGTGCGTAAAGCAGTAGGTAACTTAGTCTATGTAGATTTCGGAAAAAGGACGGGAGGATTATAAAATGGCAAACTATACAACTAGCACCAGCGACAAGTCAAAGGATAAGGCGATCAAGCTTTTACTATGTGGCGGAATCGGGCTACACTACTTCTACGTTGGCCGGATCAAGGCCGGGCTGATTCATGCGGCTATCGGCTTTGTATTTTGGATGGGCGTACTAGCCGCACTTTTTGAGGGTGCTGGTAGCGAAAAACTTATTTCTTTATGGGTATTGTTTTTGCTGGCCTGTTTCAACGTGCCTGACTTGATCCGGCTGAAACTGGGCAAGTTCCGGGATAACGTGGGCGATTATCTGCGGCAATAAAAAAGCCCGCACACTGGCGGGCGGGTGATGGTATGAAAAAAGAGAGCGAAATCCGGGCAGTTGTCTATGCCCGGTACTCATCCCATTCGCAAACAGAACAGAGCATAGAGGGCCAGATAAGCGCAGCTCAGATATATGCAAAAGCCAAGGGATACACCATCGTCAAAGAATATGTTGACCGGGCTAAAACGGGTAAAAACGACAACCGCGAGGCTTTCCAGCAGATGCTGTCCGACACGGCAAAGCATGAGTTTTCGGTCATCATCGTCTGGAAGGTAGACCGTTTCGGGCGAAATCGTGAAGAAATCACGTTCAACAAGTACCGCTGCAAAAAGAATGATGTCCGGGTGGAATACATCGCCGAGGCCGTTCCAGACAGCCCGGAGGGTGTCATTCTGGAAAGCGTTCTGGAGGGCATGGCAGAGTATTACAGCTTGCAGCTTGCCCAGAACGTCCGCCGGGGTATCCGTGCCAGCGCGGAGAAGTGTCAAGCCATCGGCGGGCATTGTTCGCTGGGATACGCGATTGACCCTAAAACGAAAAAGTATGTCATTGACCCGGACACTGCCCCCACGGTGCAGCTGATCTTTGAGAAATACGCGGAGGGCTACACCGGCATGGACATCGTGCGGCTGCTGAACGAGAAAGGGCTGCGTACCGTCCGGGGCAAGCCGTTCACTAAAAACTCCCTCTGGACGATCCTCAAGAACGAACGGTATGCGGGAGTATACCTGTTCAAAGATGAGGTGCGCGTAGAGGGCGGAATCCCCGCACTGGTCAGCCGTGAAACATTCGACAAGGTGCAGGAGATGCTGGAGATCAATCACCGATCCCCGGTGAACACATGGAACCGGGCAACGTATCTGCTGACGGATAAGCTGTTCTGCGGGCACTGCGGCTCTAAGATGGTGGGCGAATGCGGCACATCCCGAACGGGCGCAACGTACAACTACTACATTTGCGCCGGGAAAAAGAGGGAACGGAACTGCTCTAAGAAAGCGGTTCGGCAGGACTGGATAGAGAAAGTTGTGCTACAACAGATTCGCCGAGTGTTGTTCGATCAAGAGTTCTTGGAGTTCATCGCGCATAAGGCCTACACCTATTATCTGGAGGAAAAGAAAAAGCTGGATCAGTCCGCCGCGATAAAGGCGCAACTGTCCAGCGTGGAAAGTTCTATTGACAATCTGATCCGGGCGATGGAGGCGGGCATTTTCAGTGCATCCACAAAATCCCGGCTGGATGATCTGGAAAACCAGAAAGCGGCCCTCACCCGGACGCTGGCTGAAATCAAGCTGTCAGAGGAATCTTTCGACCTCACAGAAGATCGCATCCTGTTCTTCCTTGAATCCATGCGCGGGCTAGATATGGATGACGTAGACAGCCGGAAACGGCTGGTAAAAACATTCGTGAATGCCGTGTATCTGTACGATGACAAAATCACACTGGCGTTCAATTTCACGGATTCATGTGAAAAACCAGAGATTATAGAGCTGGCGGACATCGCGGATGGTGTCGTTGAAAAGTTCGTACACCGTGCGTCATGCTCCACCATAACACGCACATACGAACTCAATGTGCGGCTCATCAAAATGTGTTTCGTGATGACAGTAGAAAGGCCCGTAGGTTAAACGCCTACGGGCCTTTTGCTATGCTTTAACTTAGAACCACAAGAATATGTTCACGCTGTTCTGCTGGCGGTTTGCGGATACCCCGCCGATAGACAGAAATCAAACCCGGATTTAATCCTGTCAGTTCTGCCGCTTCACGAACACCATAATGCGAAAGAACCGCAATCACCTCGTCATTGTCCGGGTTAGCTACTGGGAGCAACGCACGACCGGGGCGGCGGTGTTCTGTTCGATGGGTAGCTTGCGGAATCAATGCCGTGTCAAAGCCGCCACGGTCTAACAGGGTCAGGACAATGGGCAGTCGGTCACTCCGGCAGCGAGAAACAATCTGCGCGGCAGTAATGTAGTCATCTGTGGTTAAAGCGCGTGTAGCTTCTTGCCCCGGTTCTGGCTCAGGCACAATCTGATACTGTCCTGTTTTCCGTAAAGCGGGCAACACCTCAGATGTGACCCACCGCTTAAATTGCTTCGCAGCTGGGAGCTTGCTGGACAGGATGAGCGAGTACAAACCGCTTTCGTTGATGATGTTTGCTTGCTGTTCACCGGAGGGGGTGGTAACTCGCCACCCCCTCTTATCTTCATCGTCAACGTGTGATTTTAAGGCGTTCACGCTGTCCTTATACCCTAAAGCGGCGGCTATATCCTTTCCGACAAACCACGGTGCGCCCTCAATAGTAAGAGTGCGGATGTTTCCGAACTCTGGGCGGGAGAACACTTGCAATCCGTCCATATCTCACACCGCCTTTTTCAGAATATCCAAAATGCAGGAAGTGGTTTCCATGATTTCGCGTATCATTGCATCGGCGATACGGCCCATGTGCGGCTCATGCTCTGTAATAACACAGATCATGCTGTCGATGTTCTCAATCTCTGCCATGACTTTTTCTTTTACGGTAGTATCCATAGTTTTTTGACCTCTCAATATTGATTGCTACCGAAAAGCATGGTACAATGAATGTGGATTTTGTACCGTGCTTTTCGGTATGGGTTCAGAACACAGGATGTTGCCGTGGAAAAGTTGGCATCCTGTGTTTTTTATTTGCGGAGTTCTTCGTTAGCCATTTCCTCGAACCACTGAACCTTAGTTTTACCCTGTTCTTTTAGCTTGGCTTCTAAGCGTTCCACTAATTCGCGGGAAGATAATACAGAAAACTGCTTTTTCTCTTTTCTGCGCTCTCTGAAATACTCCGCACGGCTCTGTTGCGCCATCGTTTTACCTCCTTTTTGTAGCGCACTACGATTATACATTGTAGCGCACTACAAGTCAATAGAAAATCGAAAAGTCAAAAAATCTATACAAAATGCGTTGCCTAGTTCAAAAAATTGCTCATTCTTTCATTTGACGGATACCCTTGCGCATGATATAGTAAAGACAGCCCGTGCGCCTATCTTTCAAATGAAAAGGAGTGTCATTATGAGGAAAAAGATTGTTGCGGCCATAGCGGTTCTTTTAACGCTGGTTTGCTTTTCTGACATTGCGTTCGCCACTTCGCCACAGGAGTATGAACCCATCGGGATTAAAAGCTATGGCGTGTACCCGCTTATAAGAGATGGCGTTGTGCGCATATTCTATGCTGTTAAGATTGAGAACACGAATAAAAATTTAGCAGTGATGTATCCTCATATCGAAACAACGGTTTCGGCAAAGGATGGAAGTGTCATCAAGGTAGAAGATCAGGTGTTATCATGGATTGCTGCTGATGACAGTTACTGGTACGCAGACTATTTCACCTACGAATACGATGGAACCGTACCTGATCGAGTTGATTTTCGCGTTTGGGCGGATTACGATGATTATGTTTCACCGAATGGGTATGACATTATTCGTTCAAATGAACTGGTAACATCTGACGTTGCACGAAAAGGAACTGGATCAAACGTCTATTACACAGGAAAAGTCACTAACAACAGCCAGCACGATACAATGGCGCGAGTTACTGTTATCTACCTTAAAAAAGATCAGAACGGTGTAGAAAAGCCCATCGGTGGGGATTCTACGTTTGTCGATGATTTGAAAGCCGGAGAAACCAGAGCCTTTGAAATTCAGCCGTTCTCTGGAATTGACAGCTATTCTAACGCATCTATCTTAGCTATTCAGTGGTAAACTATAATGCCCCACTAGAAACTTGTATAAAGGGTTTCCAGTGGGGCATTTTTATCACACATCCCGGCCATTCACACCGATGGTAATAGTGATAGGCTTGAACATCGTTCAGACCTCCTATCAAAGATGAGTTGCCAGCCCGGTAACACGGGTGAAGTTCTCCTGCAACGTGTCACAGAACACACCATTGACCACCTCGACATCGGTATTCTTGTCATCAATCCAGCGGCCCGTGCGGGTGATCCGGCCATTGGTGTGCTTGAAGAACCGCATCGTGTAATCATCCATCGGGGTGAGGGTGATATACAAACGGTTCGCGCCGCTTGCGTTACGCGGCAGGGTCATGCGGAGTGTGTTACCGTCCGAAACAAAGTTCTTGGCCCCAGTCATCATAATAAATCCCGGCCCGCCCAGCTGATCGAGAATAATAGTTGCGATGCTCATAGCCTTGCCCTCCCTGTTAGATGTCCTCAACCTGTACGCTCCTGATGCTGTCCTCGATAAACCCACGCCCGCGCAGATGCTCGCAGCTCCAACAGAATCCGATTGCCCGCTCACGCATGATGTAAGTGGCTGCGGCTTTGCGGTTCTCGTTGAATGCAGCGCGGATTTCCTCTGCCCGGTCATCGTCCAGCAAGATGGACGCGCAAGCCTCGCCGATCTCGCCGTTGATGCCGTGCTTCATGTCCTTGGAATCGTAAGTGAATGTAACTCTTTTCGTGGTAAAACCCTCCGTGTTCTGCGGTATTGGCTCCCGCGACACTCCCTACTAGGGGGAGTGTTTCGACCCGTGCCGCCGGGTCATCGTCAGGCAGGTTTGCATCGGTTAGAACTCGTGCTGCTCCAGATCGTCCAGATCACTCAGGATGGACTTGACCTCGGTATATTGGCGATGGTAGAGGCTGAATACTTCGTGATCCATCCGATCCCTCGCATAGTCCATGCCCGTTTTAATGCTGTCCAGACGCTCGTTCAGCATAGACACGACATCGGATTTACGGATGTACTGATTCTTGTCGGGGCTTTCTGCGAATCTCCGGGCATCCTCCCATGTGTCAAAGGTCATGGTCTGCTCGCCGATGTCGGATTCAAAGGTGATCTTCTCGGCATCGGGGTTCCAGCAGTAGCAGCGGGTGCGCATCATGCGGAACGTGGTGTACTGGTCATCGGTCAGGGTGCTGAGAATTTCAATCGTAGGCTTCATAGTGGTCATCCTTTCTTTCTGCGGCTTGTTCTACTTTTTGTCCGCACAGTAAGTATATTCTTGTCCGCACAAAAAGTCAATAGTTTTTCAAAATATTTTTTGTGCGGACAAAAATAAAAAGCCCCCAGAGCTGGTAATGTTCCAAACTCTGAGGGCTTTCATTCGTTAAAACAGGCCGTTTTCGTTAATGATACTCGCAATCCGGCTCGTTTTCCCGCCGCACGGCTTCAATGCCGATCTGCAACAACTCGCGCAGACTGTGGCCGGACGCTCTAGCCAGTTCCATGATTTCCTGCTTTTCGTCAGGTGTTACCCTGATTTCCAGCCGGGTGGTCTTGGGGTTTTCCGAAAGCGGACGGCCCATTTTCTCAGCCATGACAAATCCACCTTTCCGATATTGTGTGTACAACTATATTATTATTGACCACACAAAAAGTCAAGCGTTTTCTTTGGCTTTGTATTTACGCTCACAGAATTTGTTCTCGATACCCAGAATACGGGCGATCTCTCGTATCTGATCCATAGAGCAGTTTCGTAGTGCGCCGATCTGTCGTGTAACATCATTTACTATGCTGCGATCTATCGCGTCATAATACTTGGCAGGATCAAGGATAGCTTTGTATTCGCTAGAATACCCATGCCCATCAATCGCGCCCGTTTCAATGCTGAATCGGTAGCATAGCGGATAGCCAATCTCATCCAAATAGAACCACTTCCGGCCTATGCTTTTAATCGTAGCGGGTTTAAGACCAAACTCTTTAGCCCGGCGCGGATCGTACCCACAATAATAAACGTAGACGGTCTGCCCAACGTGCAAATCTTTTGCGGTCATTCCACGCCCTCCAGAATCCAGACACGGTGCATCCCGTAGCCCTGCCACGCCTTAGCGTCATCGTGGTTCCCAGCTACTAGCACATCCAGCTGATTCTTGCCCACGCCGCCGCCTGTATCCGTCACCCGGCGGATGCCCAGACCCTCAATGTATAACCATGTGCCAATGGGGAAGGTGGACAGGTCAGCAGCAACCGTGTAGCCGGGTATCGGGGCCTCCCCGCTGTATGTGATGTTGGTGGTCTGGCACACGTCACAATTCAGATCATAGGACGTGCAAAGGAAGTCACCCGCATAGGATGCCGTCAGCCCGTCAGAGAGGGCCTCGTGCGCGGCTTTCAGCTTGTCGTAGGCCAGCTTCATGGCCGAGTAATTATACTCCATATCCGCCGCTCTATTAGCCTCATTTGCGGCCCGGCTTGCATAGATGTCACGCTCTGCGGTCAGCTCATCAATGCGGGCATTTGCCGTCCGTGCAGCAATGCCGAACAGGATCAGGGTAGACCCCAGCAGCCCGGCGGAGATTCCGATAACGGTTTTAGTGTTCATGGCGGTTCCTCCTAGCGGTAAATTCTGCGGCCATCCGTTCACCCTCTTGCTCTGCCTGCTTAAACTCCGAGCACAGAGCAAACACGAAAAGCACTAACAGCACGATGAACAGAAAAATTGCAATTCCTACCATGTTAATCACCCTCCTTATTATCCGGCTGGGTAATCGTAAAGTTGACTGTCAACGTGCGCCCGTCTGCGAACTCGTAGGACGCGCTGGCAGCGGTTTTATCGTGCCCATCCATTGTCTGCTTGAAATACTGCATAACTGCATGGATTGCTTCTTCGGTGACATCCGACTTCTTGCGCCACATAATCATGCCGTCTTTTTTGGGCTTCATCAGAGTGCCCGCGTAGATACCGAACAAGCCGCATCCGACATGATATTCAGGTTCTTTCGTCATAGGTTATTCCTTTCTTCCGGTGTTTTCACATTGAACACGTCCATAGGATTTCCGCAATTCGGACAGTACGAAAAATCTGTAACATTCTCATAAGGTGACAACTTATAAGAGGCGGTGCATTCCTCACACTCGATCGTATTATCATCACCGCAATAAATCCAATGCGCCACAGAGCGGGCATTTTTCAGGCTGACAGTGGGAAGTTTCTCAACCCTATCCCGCGCGGTTTGTAAGGTAAGTGCGATGATGTTATCATCAGCGGGCGGCTGGATTGTTGTGTATCTGAGAGTTCGCAAAACCAGCGCACGATCAAGATACTGCTCCACAGGTCATTCCTCCTGTATTACAGCCCCGCAAATAGGGCAAAAGCTGAACATTTCGGGATCGTCATAATCCCACTCGTTAGATACTTCACAGCCGCACCTAGAGCATTCATACCGGGTATCATCATCCGGGCTGCACTGAATCCAATGCGCCACTGGACGCGGCTTCGGTTGAGCCTTTACACGATCATTCCAGAGCTTTGCAGCGTTGCCCTGTGCGATGTAGATACTATCGTGCCACGGCATACGCCCCACGGCTCGGCTTCGTGCGCCACATTTAGCGCAGCCGATGTAGTAAGTGCGGTTCTTCTGGTAGGCCCGGACACGCGCCTGACCGCCGCAGAACGGGCAGGGCAGTAGCTTAAATGTAGCGGCCATTGCTCATCCCACCTTGATACCATTTTTCCCAGAGATCATCAAAGCACACAGGCACTGCATCGTGTAGCTTGTCAAGCAGAAGCAGTGCAACCTCCCGCATCTGCGGATGCGCCGCCGGGTCACAGCGGAGATTCAGGAAGTGCCGCCACTCGCGGATATTCGCCGTCATCACCAGTTCGGTTTTCAGGCTGTTCGGCAGCACAGCGCGGGCTTCCTGCGGCGTTGCGCCGTATTTCAACAGCCCCAGATAGTGATTCTCGGCAAGGGTCATGGCGGACTTCCACAGAACCATCTGATCGGAATGTTCATCCCAGAAGCACGGCTTGATGAACGTCAACTCGCCATCGAACTTGTCCTTGCTGTAATTGCAGTAGCGGGTAGATTCTTGGCAGAAAGATGCCATCCGATGCCGGACGATCTCATGCGATACGCCGCGATCACAGATAAACTTGACCGTGAAAGAGCAATGCTCCATCACCGCCTCATGCCCCCGGCGGATGATGCCCCGGACAAACGCCTCTGCGCTGGTATCGGTGATCTTGTCCTCCGACTTGTAGCAGACACGCCCGCACTGCTCCAGCCGCTGCAAAATCACGGCCCCATTGATAGGTGTGATAAACTCCACGTTGGCGTTAATGATCTTCATGGTCTGCGCCCTCCTGTTCCAGATTGTCCAGTTCCATCACCGTCATAATGGCATAGTTTGCAAGGTCAATCAGGGTATCCCGGATACCCTCATCACTGACCATCTGCACGTTGGAACGGGAAAGATTCTTGAACCGGGCCAGCTTATCGCCCAGCCGGATACGGGCCATCGCCAAGCCCTCATCCAAAAAGGACGTATGGAACGCATCGCCATAGTCCGCATTCTTGCGGGCAAACAGTGCATTCAGTTCGTTACACACGGCGGCGTGTTGCCGCACTTTTTCATTCAGACTTGCCATCTTCTTTTTCCTTTCTCTCTGCATAACTGCAAAAGTCAAGCACATTGACATACCGGTGATTGCAAGGGCTGAACCGATTCTCGCACAGCATTGTTCCCGGATGGCCGTATCGCTTGGTCTGCGCGGATGCCTCTGCGCTATACTTGCACTGGCCGCACCGGGTAACAATGGGCGCGTCATAGAACCACTTGACGGTATCACCGATGATGCTGATAGCCCGGTCATCCCAGTATTCGCTGGCAGCAACCTTGCGCGGGTTTGTGCCCCATGCCTTGATCCAGTCCGGGAGGCTCTGGTTCACCGCATCAAAGTGTAGCCCCCAACTCTCACACGCCGCAACTGCGGCAGACAGGTAAACACCCTCCCGACACGTCCAGAGGATCAGCCC